CCAGCGACCTTGAACAGTATCCTATCATCAAGCGTTGGGAAAGTGTAGACGGAAACGATCAATGGGTGTTGATTGATAACACTGATCAAACCACACCAAACGGTGTACTGTTTGCAGATTTCCGTTGGGCAACAAACGGCGACACAGATCCTATCACAGCGCCACTTCCAACTATCACCAGCTTGTTGTCTAGTTCTTATCTGGATCCTGATGCTCCTGACTACACTTTGTATCCTGAAGGCATGTTGGCATTTAACTTGCGTCGCTCAGGCTTCAACGTCAAGAGCTTCCAGGTCAACTATTTCAATGCCACCGAATATCCAACGTTTACCGGTACTGAGACCAATGCCTGGGTCACTGCCAGCGGATTGCAGAGCAATGGTGCTCCTTACATGGGACGCAAAGCAGTTCGTTCCATGGTTGTAGCAGCCATGAAGTCAAGTATTGATAGCAATCAAGAACTACGAGAAGAACAACGCCAGTTCAACTTGCTTGCTACACCTAACTATCCAGAGTTGATACCTAACATGGTGGCTCTCAACAACGAGCGTAGTCAAACAGCATTTGTCATTGGCGATACGCCAATGCGTCTAGCAGACAATGCCGATGCCATCACTGCCTGGGCTACCAATGCCGCAGGTGTTGGAGTTGATTCCGAAGATGGATTGGTAACAGCAAATGCGTACATGGCCACATTCTATCCAAGCTGCCAGACCACAGATTTGACTGGTGCAACAGTGGTACAACCACCAAGCCACATGATGATTCGTACTGTTCTACGTAGTGACGAAGTAAGCTATCCATGGTTAGCTCCAGCAGGTACACGTCGTGGTATTGTTGACAATGCGTTTTCTCTGGGTTATGTAAATGCTCAAACAGGTGCATTTGTATCCACAGCTATCCGTCAAGGTATTCGTGATGTATTGTATGAAAACAAGATCAACCCAATCACATTCCTGCCCGGTTCTGGCATTCTTAACTACGGTAACAAAACCGAAGCTGCCGCACCAAGCGCATTGGACCGCATCAACGTTGCACGTTTGGTTGCATTCCTCCGTGCAAGACTTGAAACCATTGGTAAGAACTTTGTGTTTGAACCCAACGATCAAATCACACGTGACGAGATTTCCAACTCATGTGAAAACTTGCTCAATGATTTGATCGCCAAGCGTGGTATCTATGACTACTTGGTTGTGTGTGATGAATCAAACAACACACCAGCACGTATTGATAGAAATGAACTCTATGTTGACATCGCTATTGAACCTGTCAAAGCAGTTGAGTTTATCTACATTCCTGTTAGAATCAAGAACACAGGTGAGATATCTGCAGGTCAGGTTGCAACATCAAGTACCGTCTAACGGTATCGCTAGTGCAGAAAAATGGGGCTTTGGCCCCATTTTTTTTGATCTCATCTGCCATAAATAATTACATAATAGGAGACAAACATGTCCATTGCATCATTAACTAGAATGACCGTGCCTTTGGCAAGTGATCAGTCAAGCCCAACACAAGGCCTGCTCATGCCAAAGCTCAAGTATCGCTTCCGTGCGGTGTTTGAGAATCTTGGAGTCAGCACACCAAGAACTGAACTGACCAAGCAAGTCATTGATTTCACACGCCCATCAGTGAGCTTTGAAGAAATGCAAGTGCCAATCTATAACTCCACCATTTACTTGGCTGGCAAATACAGTTGGGAAGCTATCACTGTTAACCTGCGTGATGATGCAGGTGGCAACGTTTCTAAACTGGTTGGCGAACAGCTACAGAAGCAACTAGACTTTATGGAACAGGCTTCTGCAAGCTCTGGTATCGACTATAAGTTTACCACACGTTGTGAGATCCTCGACGGTGGTAACGGTGCGGCAACTCCAGTGGTTCTTGAAACTTGGGAACTGTATGGTTGCTACTTGACATCTGTGAACTACAACGACCTAAACTACGCAGAAAGTGCGGCAGTTACTATCACCATGAACATCCGCTTTGACAATGCTATCCAAACTCCTATTGGGTCTGGCGTTGGCGCAACAGTGGGCAGAACACTTGGCGACGTAGTAACAGGTTAACAATAATGGCCTTTGGAGCGGACTTCCTTAAGGGGTTCTTTGGAAGTGATTATCTAAAGGACTACACACACGCCAGCAAGACTTTCCGTGCAAACGGTTATCAGCTGGCGCCCCGCTATAAGTTTTTATTTCACGTCTACTTCAATCTCAACACTGTAGAGATCCCCAAGCTCAAAGAAGTTTTTAATAGAGCTGACCAAGAGGACATTGGTCTCCTAGTCAAAACAGTGCAGTTACCCAACTATGACATTGATGTAGAAACAATGAATCAGTACAATCGTAAGAGATTGATTCAAAAGAAAATTAACTACAACCCTTGTCAGTTTACATTTCACGATGACGGAAACGATTTAATCCGTAACATGTGGTACAACTACTTTGCCTACTACTACAAAGATCCTACTCAACAATATTGGGGTGTGCCTGTCACACAAGGCAGCCTGGGACAGAGTGGCAATGGTGGCGACCCTAAACTCAGTTACAATGGTAGGGACATCTACGAAGATGGCCGTACTGTAAATGACTGGGGATACATTGGTGAAAGTTACAGTGATGGTGCCGCTGGTGTCAGCGGTAAAGCTCCGTTCTTCAAAGACATCACTATCTATGGCATGAGTCAGCATGACTTCTGTGCTTATGTTCTAATCAATCCTATGATCACTGAATGGCGTCATGATACATATGACTACAGCCAAGGCAATGGATTGATGGAACATCAGATGACAGTGCGTTATGAAACAGTAAAATATTATCAAGGTAAGATTGACACAGCACGACCCAGTGCCAATATCAAAGGCTTTGCAGATCCTGCCAACTACGATACCCAACGCAGTCCATTGAGTCGTTTGGGCAACAGTGCAACCATACTAGGTCAAGGTGGTCTTGTTGACACCGTGGGCGGTATTGTCAACGACTTACAGTCAGGTTCGGTACTGGGCATCATTGGTGCTGTACAAAAAGCTGGCACAGCTTATCAAACCTTCAAAGGTAAAAATCTCCAGAGTATTGTTCGCAACGAAGCCAACGCAGTGGTTAAGGATGTCATACGAGGAGAGTTGCCAGGTGCAGTAAAACAAGTGGCCAACAAAGCTGACGGTTTTTTCTTTCCTAAAGTTCCTGCGCAAAGTAACTCAACCACAACTAATCCAGCCACACCTCGATCAGCCACACCTACTCTAACTGGCCCAGTCACACAGGACGTACCTAGATGAGCACATTAAACTACAGCGACCCAAAAGTTGATACCACGGTCAAGGTATTTGATCGTTTCTATATATTTGAACAAGACGTTCCTGTGGATCAGTATGATGCTGTGCTTAGTTATTTCAACAGGGTATTCAAAGACAAACTGGCAGCTCAAAACTTTACTGTCAGTCTATTCCAAGTAGCTGACTATTCCAAAAGACCTGTGATGGATCTCCTGGCAGAAATACAAGGTCAAGATCAACTCCAACTGTCATCTACACTGTGTTACTATCTCAACAATCAACGTAGCAATGCTACCTTGTTAGGTATCAATGCGTTGGTCACTCCTAACTACTATGCGGCCCGTAATGTATTGCCATGAGCAGGAACTACGCACAGGGATTCTTTGAGGTTCGCAACCCACAGAAGTACATAGGCAAAGGCAAACCCAAATATCGTTCAGGGTGGGAACATGCTTTCATGCGTTTCTGCGACAACAACGACAGCATTGTAGGCTGGGCCAGTGAATCAATAGCTATTCCATATCGAAATCCTCTCACTGGCAAAATGACCAACTACATTCCTGACTTTTTGATACAATACCGCACTCGCGATAACACCGTCAAAACAGAGCTCATTGAGATCAAACCCAAAAAACAAAGTGTGCTGGAAAGCAAAGCCAGTGTAAGAGACCGCGCCATTGTAGCTGTGAACTATGCCAAATGGGACGCCGCAACCAAGTGGTGCCGCCGCCAAGGTCTCCAGTTTAGGGTATTGACTGAAGACGATATCTTCCGTAACGGCAAGAAATAATGCGGTAAATACCCGCATGACAAGAAAACTTGAAGAACTGTTTGACTTGCCTCGCAAAGAGGACGAATCAATAGACGAACAAACACCGTCTGAACCTGCAC